CTGGGCGGGTGCCGGTGATCCGGTTATGTCTGTGATGCAGGCCAACGCCTGGCTGACCAGCAAGATTAAGCGTCCTGTCCCCGCCGAAGTACCGGCCGAGATCAAGCAGGCCGGCGCCCAAGTTGCAAAAATCGCCTCGACGGGCGCGCTGTACAAGGCCACCGACCGCGAGACGGTCAGTGAGACGGTATCGGCCACCTCTGGCACGTCCGTCAGCGAAACCTACGTTCATGGCTCTGTCGCGCTGTCTTCCGGGGAAAACTTCGCCCTGGCGCTGATCTACCCCTGGACCACCGGCACCAATTCCATCCCGATGGTGAGGGGCTGAGCATGGGCCTACAGGACAAGCTCCAGGCCAAACTGGCCAAGGCCTTCGACGGGAAGCTGGCCGATGCCGTTTCGGCTTTCACCGGGTCCTATCAAGGACCCGGCGTGTGGGACCCGGTCGAGGAAACGACAACGGCCGTCACTGTGACCTACACCGGGCGCGGCGTGCTGGCCGAGTACGAAACCAAGCGCATCGACAATATCAACATCCTGTCGGGTGACCTGAAGCTGATCGCGCTGACCAATGAGGTCACCGACCGGCCGGTCGAGGGTCACACGATCACGGCGCCGGACCTGGCTGACCGGACCAAGAATGTCAGTTACGTGGTCAAGGGTGTTCAGGCTGATCCGGCGTCAGCTACCTACCAGATACAACTGAGGAAATGATCTATGGCCCGAGGCAGAGGGTGGAGTGTGCCGCCAAGCCTGTTCATGGGTGCGGTAGAGCAGGACTTATCGAAGAAGATCAGGACCATCGCGATTCAGCTGCTCAACGAGATAACCATGCGAATGCCGGTTGATACCGGGCGCGCAAGGGCAAACACCATCGTGAGTATCGGGGCGCCGGTTTATCAAGTCCTGGATCGCTACGACAAGTCCGGCGGCAATACGATCATGGATGGCGCTACCCGCCTCACCGGTCTTGAGCCGTACACGGTGGTTTACCTGCAGAACAATCTGCCCTACATCGAGAAGCTCGAAGACGGCCACTCGAAGCAAGCCCCGATAGGCATGTTCGGCGCGGCATTCAACAGCGTGGCGAGGGCCAATTCATGACCTTTGAGCAGATCCGCAGCATCATCACCACGCGCATGACGCAGTGGACTGGAATCCCAGCCTTCAGCGTCGACTACCCGAACCCTCCCGCTCCGTTCAATCCGGCGGGCAAGACGATATGGGCCAGGCTGTCCGACATACCCGGTCTATCCTCGGCGCCTGAAGTCGGCCTATCTCCCTGTGTGCGGCGTACCGGGATCATCATCATTCAGCTGTTCGTGCCGAGCTACAAGGGCACGCTGGCCATTACCCGTGCCGCCGATACGCTGGTGCAGCACTTCGAATTCTTCAGCCAAGGCGGCTTCGACTGTTTCGCTGCGTCAGCCGCGACTGTCGGCGATGACGGCAACGGCTGGTATCAGGTAAACATCCAGGTGCCCTATCGAGCGCACTAAATCACCCATCAAGCCGCCATCAGGCGGTTTTTTTACGCCTATTGATAGGAGAAGCACCCAATGAGTTCAGGCGCCAAGAACAGAACGGCCTACGTCGAAGAAGTGACGCAGGGCGTGACCCCGGCCACCGGCTGGAAAGAACTGATCCGCACCTCGTATGGCCTCGGCCCGACCCAAAACACCGCCGAGAACAACGAGATCTCGCAGAGCCGCATGTCGCAGGGCTCGTCGGCGACCACCGTGGACGTCGCTGGCGAGATCGGCCAGAAGTGGCGCTACGGCGGCGCTATCGATGACTTCCTCGAATCCTGCTTTGGCAGTCGCTGGAGCAGCAACGTCCTGACCATGGGTGATGAGCGCATCAGCTACTCCCTGGCATCGTTTGCGAGTGACGTGCTGGTTTCCTCGATCGCCCGAGGCGCCCAGGTCGCCAGCATGGCTTTCACCTTCGGCACCGATGACGACATCACCGTCGCCACCAACCTGACGGCGATTGGCTGGGAAGGCAAGGTCGACGCTACCCCGTATTTCGCCAGCGCCGCGTCCGAGGCTAATGCTGATCGGTTCAACTTCAAGAACTTCACCAGCCTGACCCTGGACGGTGTCGAGGCTACGCCGGAAAGCGGCACTTGCATCAGCGCCATGGATCTGACATTCGACAACAACGTCCAGACCCAGCGCTGCATCAACAACGGCGCATTCGTGGGTAACGTCATTCCGACGATCTTTGGCGTGACTGGTTCGATCACCATTGCGTGGTCCGCTGCCTCGTACAATCTGTGGATCAAGCAGCAGACTGGCGGCTCTATCGCGCTGAGCTTCACGCTTGAAAACGGTGATGGTCGCTACACCTTCTCGCTGCCAGAAATGGAGGTGAACGGTGACTGGCCGGATGGTGGCGCTACGGACGTGATCGAGGTACAGCTGAATGTTGCCGCGCGCCGCACGCCGCCGACCATCACCCGCGCGCCATACGTCGCACCTACCAGCGTCACGATCGCTCCGGCGTCCGTGTCGATTGCAGTGGCTGCCACTCAGCAACTGACTGCCACCGTTGCGCCGGCAGGCGCCAGCCAGGCCGTTACCTGGTCGATCAGCGATCCGAGCAAGGCGACCATCTCGCCTACCGGTCTCGTCACCGGCGTGGAAGTCGGCTCCGCTGTCGCGACCGCCACCAGCGTTTCGGACCCGACCAAGTCGGTAGCGCGCAACATCACCGTCACCGCCTAACCACCATGACCGCCGCCCTGTAGCCGGGGCGGCCACAAGGATTCCGCATGGCCTTCATTCTGAAGAAGAAAGACCCGCTCGACGCACTGTCTACCCGATGGATTGAGCCGGCCCCAGGGCTGCGCCTGCAAGTGGGTTCCTCGGCGCGATCTGGCTACACCAGCGACTTCCGCCAGATTCAGCGGCACTTGGAATTCGCCTCGCGCCAGATGGGCGTCGGCACCGATGAATTCGACATCCTCAAGAAGTCACCGCTTGAGATTCCGGACCCGGATATTCTGTTTGTCGAGTTGGCGTGTAAGCACCTGATCCTTGATTGGGAAGGTGTGGCCGAAGCTGAAGACCCAGAAACTCCGGCTCCATACACTGCTGAGCGCGGCGTCGTGCTGATCGAGCAGATGCCTGAGATTTACTTCCTGGTCCTGCAAGCCGCAAACGCCATTGCTCTGCGTCAGAAGGAGCAGGTGGCCGACACAGTGGAAAAGCCCTTGCCGCCTACCGCTGGGCAGCCGAGTGGGCGGGCCCGGAAAACGACCGCAAAAGAAAAGTCCGAGAAAAGCTGAGGGTTGATATCCCGGAGCCGCCAGAGACGGACGGGGTTACGTCTGACATTCTTCAGGCCTACTACGTCGTCAGTCGAGGGCGCCAGTATGTCGGCATGAACGGCGCGCCCGCACCCCTCTCTATCGGGGCGCTGAACGATTACCTGGCAGCCTACGGCGAACGATATGACCGCGAAGAGTTTGACGCGGTGATATTTGCCCTCGATGACGATTTCCGAGAGCGCTGGACTGAAAAGAACAAGCCTGCTGAGAAGTAGTGCGACCCCCGTGCTATCGTATAGCCATTGATTTTTGGCCAGGCAGGGCGGAGCGATGCACATTCTTTTAGGTTTGATTCTGTTTGTTGTGGCTCTGGTGTTCGCGCCCTGGGCGGTGGGTATTGCTGTCGGGCTGATGGCGAGCTATTGGGCTTTCGGCCTGATCGTTTTCGTTGCGGTGGCTTGCTGGCTGCTCGCTGCTCCGGTGGCGCGACTGATCAAGGGATCGATCACTGACATTGCCGCAAGCCCTGCCGCGCCAGTTGCTGCCGGTGGCTGCATGCCGGAGGACAGCTTTGCACCGGTAGAGCCCGCCAAGCCGGCCTCTATTCCTGAAGCGATTCCGCCTGTCGTTCGCCTTTCGCCCTGCGGTTCATGCGGCGAACAAATCAAGAAACGCAGCATGTATTGCCCAAGCTGCGGGGGAGATCCCCGAACCAAACACTAAACAAGACCCGCTCCGGCGGGTTTTTTTACGCCCGGAGAACGCCATGACTCAGCAGTCCAGCCGCCTGGATATCATCATCGATTCGCGGCAGGCCCAACGCAATGGCGAGCAGCTGCGCATCACCCTGAACAATTTGGTCGTGGTTGGCGATCAAGCCTCCCGCTCCATGGATGGCGCCGGAACTGCGGCGCGGGCTGCTGGTGCGGCGTTTGCTGCCCTTGGCGCTAGCCGGGTGGTTGGGGAAATCATCCGGCTGACCGATGCTTTCAAGTCCATGCAGGGCTCTCTGGCGCTCGTTAGTTCGTCGAATTCGGTAGCGGCCGATTCGTTCCAGAAGCTGCTGACGATGGCGAACAATACCGGCAGCTCACTCGAGGCGACCGTATCGCTGTATACCCGCCTGGCCAACGCCACCCGAGGCGCCGGATACACCACCGAGCAGCTGCTTGGCGTGACTGATGCCATCAACAAGGCATTCGTAATTTCCGGCGCCACCATGCAGGAGGCGTCGAAAGCCGCCATTCAGCTTTCGCAGGGCCTGGCTTCCGGCACGCTGCGCGGCGAAGAACTGAACTCTGTCATGGAGCAGGGCCCGCGCATCACTCGGGCGCTGGCTGAATACCTGGGTGTCACCAACGGCCAGATTCGCCAGATGGCCGCCGACGGAAAGATCACCGCCGAGGTGGTCACCAATGCCCTGCTCAAGTCGTTGTCATCGCTCAATTCCGAGCTTGATCGCATGCCCCGCCGTTTCGAGCAGGCATCGACGGCGCTGAAAAACAACTTTCTTGCCGCTGTCGGCCAGATCGACATTAACCCGCTGATCAGCTCGGTTGATGCGCTGGCAACGTCGCTGGCTGATCCGAAGGTTATCAGCGGCATTCAGGCCATTGCTACCGGCCTGGGCAATGTCGTGGCAATCGGTGGAGACGGCCTGAAGGCGGTCATCACCAATGCCGATGCACTGATGGCGATTACCGGCGCCTATGCCACAAAGGTAGGCGTCGGCCTGGTCAGCTCGCTCGCGCTTGCGGCAAAGGCTCGCTTGGCCGATACCGTCGCAGCCAATCAGCAGATCGTTGCATCCCGCCAGGCAGAAGTAGCTGCCGCCGCCGAAGCTGTCGCCATACAGAGCGTGGTCGTGGCTTCGACTGAGGCCAGCTTGGCTCGGGCCATCTACGCTCGCAGCGAAGCCATGGCGACGGCTCAGTCTGAACTGGCCAGCCTTAAACAGCTGAAGGCTGTATCTGCTCAGCTTGCCGCTGACCGCAACCTTGAGATTCAGCGGCAGAAAGCGCAGATAAGCAACGCCGGTCTAACGGCTTCGCACACCCGGCTCGCCGAGATCCGTACTGCTGAAGCGGCAATTACCGCACAGCTCACGGCCGCTGAGGCACGCCTGGCTGCTGCTCGACAGGCAGAGCTTGCCACCGGGGCAGTCGTCGGCCAGCAAACCGTTGCGCTCAATGCCGCCAGGACCGAAGGCGCGGCAATCCTGGGTGCACAAGCTGCCGCACAGAACGCGCTCAATGCCGCCGAATCGCGGGGCGCAGCAGTTCGCGGCGCTTCCATGGCGGCCATTGGCGGCCCGCTCGGCCTGGTAACACTGGGTCTGTCCGCCGCTGCCGCCGCTTACATCTATTTCAGCAGCTCGGCCGACACCGGCACGCAGTCTCTGATTGATCAAAATCTGACGATTGACGAGACGGTCAAGAAGTTCGACAGCCTGACCGCTGCACAGCAACGCAATCAGGCGTCGAAGTGGGCCGAGGCGCAGCGGGCGGCACTGGACCAGGCATCGGCCGCAGCAAGCGATTACAGAAACATCGCCGAGAATGCGATCACTTCCGTGGGCGCGGCTCGAGTATCGGATCTGGCAACTCTGTCGAGCATGATTGCGCAAGTGAAGTCCGGGCAGAAAACCCTGGACGACGTGACTGCCTGGCTTCAATCGACGCAAGGCCTCTCGGGCGGATTCAAGTCCTCTTTGGAAGGGATTGCGGCCGGCTATGACACCAATATTCAATCGGCTGACGGCTATGCCGAGCGGCTGCAATCCGTCAACAAGCACACGCAGGACTTGTCGGCCAACAACGGCAAACTGGCGGCATCGCAAGACGCCACCAGCAAGGCTAATGGCTCCGGCGCTCAGGCGTGGGACAAGTACATTGACCAGCTGACCAAGGCTCGCGACCTCGTAGGCGCCAACGCTGCCGCAGAAGCTGCATACACCGCCGTCAAGATGGGTGCCAACGCAGCGCAGCAAGCCCAAGCTAAAGCCATCGCGGCCCAGACCGACCTGCTCAACAAGTACCAGGACGCAGTCAAGGAGAACAACAAGGCCGAGCAGGAGCGCCTGAAGGTTCTTCTGGTGGCGAGCTACACCGCCATGCAAGCCGCCGAGGATTCGGCTGCCGCACAGAAGAAGGCGCTGAACGATACCGCCAAAGTTGCCGAAGAGAGCGCGACCCGGCAAGTAAACGCAATGCAGCGGATCATCGACAAGTCGATCAATCTGACCGCAGGGCGGAATCTGTTGTTGGTCGATCAGCCCCAGCAAAGCCTTAGCGG